GTGCAGGATGCCTCACTACATTCCACTCAGAACTCTCAGATACCCAGTCTGTTATGTCGCCTACTCGTTTTTGAGTACCTACAAGCAACATCTTAGACTCTGGAAGTCGCATTGGCATCACAACTCTCTGTACATAATGGATAACCTTCTCATCAGTAAGATTTGGAAACTCCTGCAAAACGTCATCCAGAATAATCATATGAACGTGAGGCCCCTCAAGTGCTTTTCCAATACTTGCACCGTGAACCCTACTGCCATTGTTAAACCGTTTAGCACCCTTACGTATTGTTACCTTCCTATCGTCACCCTTTTCAAGATAGTTGCTAAGACGCCAACTACGCTTACACAACTCCTCAAACTGCTCAAGCTTATCCCAAGCCTGTTCCAATGTCGCTGAAATATACAACGCTCTAAAGTTTGGCTGCTTGTGCATGTAATATGCCAATACACACAAACCCCATGTCGTTTTCAAGTGACCACGTGCGCATATTATAGAACTAAACTCACCTTTGTTGAAATTCTCCTCCCACTGATTGTGCATCTCGCCTAACGGAACATAAGTCCCTGGCTCATGGTCCATATAGTCTCGCATTACCTCATCTATAAACTCATTCAAAGTCAAAGGCTGGTCTTTCATTATCTCCATTGCACCTGCAATCGCCTGAGAAATGTATTTTGCGTTGTTCATTTGTGTTTTGCGACAGTTATCTGTATATATTTAGTTTCTGCATCTAAAATTATCAACTTCTCATGCACTTCTTGTAAATTCTCAGACTCCTCTATTACATTGCCATCTCTAATTATTCTAATGATAACAACCAACCCCTGCCATCCCAAGTAAATACCTGAAAATATTTCTTAAAATCAAACCGAGGTATCAAAAAACACTTGGCTACCTTGTCATCACTGTCATAATACGTCTCACCTGCACTTACACGCTTAAAATTGTTCTCTTTTATCAATTCTTTTAACTTTTCTACTTTTATTATCCAAAGCTGGTCACCCGATAAATTAGGAAAGTAATACGCATACCATTCAGCTATTGTTGTCCTTATTCCACTAGGCTTACCCCTACACTTGTACTCAATCGCCATGTTACCTGAACCACCTTCATCCATCTCTTTTTCCCAATAATCTGTCTTTACCTCAAAAAATACTGGATACTGACCCGCATTTTGAAACATTATGTCAAACTTGTTAGTATTACCGTATGTCAAAAACCGCTTGTGCCATACCGTCTCTACAAAATGTCTAACAACCTTTTCTCCTTTATGCCCATCTTCTAAATCATCATCAAAATTATTGTTCATAATAACAACTCCTCCTCAAAATCTGCATTCGCATCTACAAACCTGACCTCTAACGGGTAATTTGCCGATTTTTTTACTAAACTGTCGTTTGGCTCAGTATTGTGCACCTCATACACCACACCCGTGTCCGCATCTATTACATCCGCACGCAATCCACTTGGCTCAAATATTGCCTCAGTGTAAAACTCGTGACCCCATTCCTTTAGCTTTTTGCAAATATTAAACTTCATAGTAATATGCGCGTCCGTCTCACCCGAACCCCAACGTAATACATTGCGATTCCTGTTGCTTGTTCGCAACATTCTACTTATGTTGTTCCTCTGTATCTGCTTATTCATCTATAAACCGCCTGCAAGCCTTGCAAGTTATCTCATGGTCCTTATCACTAGCCAAAACATTCATACTTCCTAACACCCACTCCGAATAACGCCCACACTTTGTCCACTGCGAGTCTTTATCTCTATACTTATGAACGATTGCCAACTAAATCCCCCATTATTGGTGTATATATCTGGTCTATCTTACAACGATAACAATCTAACATAGGACGACCTTCCTTCTTTTTACTAAAAATAAAATCATCCCTATGTAAACTTTTATGCTCCTGCTGCCATGTCTCACCACATACAAAACAACTAAACTTCCATTTCATTTCAATAACTCCTTACATTTCTTACAATTTATGTATTTCTTATCTCTCGTCTTCATCTTTGCATACTCCCAAGGCGTTGCCTCATGTCCACACATAGTCATGTGATGTACCTGACTAGGTGCGTGCCTTTTTCTCATTCAATTCCTCCTCTATTATTTTTCTACGATACCAATCAACCCCTACCCAAAATCCTA